GGCAAAATTTGAAAAAGGACATAAGCTAGCAACAGGCAGACCTAAGGGAGCTTTGAATAGGACAACCGATATGATGAAACTATCGTTGGCTCGTGCAACTAATAGAGTAATGGACAATCTACCAGCTATTATGGAGGAGATTATGAAGAAAGACCCTAAAGGAGCTGTTGATATTACGCTTAAGATGTTAGAGTTTCATTTACCTAAACAAAGTAGAATGGAATTAAAAGCAGATATAGAACAAAGGATACAGCAGATATCAGTAAACATTACACAAAAGGTAGTAGATAATGAATCTTAACATAGATACTACAATTACATATTCCAACCAAGACAATAGTCCAACTAGAGTAACCCAACATCTGGGTGGAACTAGAAGTGGAAAGTCTTACGCACTACTACAATGGTGTATAGTAAAGGCGCTGAGTGGAAAGGAGACTATTACCATAGTGCGTAAGACAATCCCAAGCTTAAAGAGAACTGTAATGAAAGATTTCAAAGACATCATGCAGGGCTTGGATATATGGAATGAGTCTGAATTTAATATTAGTGATAGGATATATACATTCTATACTGATTCACAAATACAATTCATATCTACCGATGATGCAGAGAAGCTAAGAGGATTAAAGAGTAGTATCTTATGGTTGGAAGAAGCAAATGAAATAGATGAAGAATCTTACTTTCAGTTGCAGATTAGAACAACAGGTCCTATCATACTATCACTCAACCCAACTATCTCTCCTTATCATTGGATACGTCAGATGCAAGATTGTAGTAGATACTTTACAAGCTATAAGAACAATCCCTATTTAGAGAAATCAGTTATACAAGCTATTGAGGAATTAAGAAGTACTAATCCTAAAGCTTGGTTAATATATGGACAAGGTCAGTATAGTGGTAACGATAGAGCTATATTCACCTTTGAACAATGTGAGTGGGTGCCTGAAGATGCTGAGTTTGTATGTTGGGGGATTGATTGGGGATTTGCGCAAGACCCTACGGCATTGGTAGCTATCTTTAAGAATGGTAATAATGTTTACTTAGTTGAATCCCTATATGAGAAAGGAATGGTTACTAAAGATATTGCTGACCATTTAAGAAAGTGTGTGAATGGTAGAGAGGAGATATATGCAGATAGTGCAGACCCAAGAATGATAGAGGAGTTATATAGAGAAGGGTTTAATATAAAGCCGGTTACTAAAGGAAGGGATAGTATATCGTTTGGTATACAGGTAATGCAAGGATACAAGCTATACATACCAAAGACATGTCAGAATCTAATCAATGAGTTTTATTCTTACCAGTGGAGTATGGATAAGCATCAGCATGTAACGGATAGACCTGAAGGAGGATTGGACCATTTGATTGATGCAGCTCGTTATGGGTTTATGATGAAGCTAAGTAATAAAGCTACAGCTGTTGGAAAATATGTAATTAGAATAAAATAATGAAAAGATGTATAATAGTGCAAGGACCTGTTTATAGCAATTCCATATCACAAATAAGAGAATGTTGGGAAGGTTATGATGTTATCTATTCAACATGGGATGGATATCAAGGATTACACACAGACGATGAGATAGCAATATATTCTACGTTACCACAAAGTAATGGAGTAAAGAATCTAAATTATCAAAAGGTAAGTACATTAGCAGGATTAGAATTAGCCAAGCAGTTAGGATATGATAGAGCATTGAAATGGAGAAGTGATATGTGGACTAACAATGCTGCAGGACTTATAGATAGCTTTACTGATGGATACAATACATTTTGTTGGGTTGATAGTGAAGGAGGATACCTTACTGATTATTGGATGGAGGATACAATAGAGAACTTAATGAAGGTATGGGATATACAACCATCAGGCTCTTTCCCAGAAGCAGTTTTGACAAATAGAATAAAAGAGTTAGGGTGGATGGATAGAGTAAACTTAATCATTGATAAGCTAACACCTGAATTAGATATCTTTTGGAATACGGGCTATGGACCTTATTGGATGCATAGATTAAATGATGAAATAGAATACAAAAATAATATAACATGGAAAAAGAATTTGATGTAAACAATCCTACTACACAGGACTTCTTAGAAATGGCAACTTATGTAGCTATGGCAGAGAAAAAGAATATAGAATTAATGAATGAGTTAAAACAATCTAAAGCATATCTACTAGCTACTATCCAACAAAGGAATAGTTCTGAAGCTAGATATCAAAACCTATTAGCACAAAAGAGTATTCAAACAATAGATACAAAGGCTACAATAGTAACAAATCTTGCTTTAACTAATCCAGAGCAATGGGCTGTACCTGAAGGGAGAGTAATAACAACACCAAAAGAAAATAAAATATGAAAAAACAAATAAACATAACAGTACCTACTGATTGGTCAGCAGTAACTTTAAGACAATACCTTAAGCTATTGCAAGATTTAAACACATATGGAGATACCGATGAAGGATATGCAGCAGCACTATTACACAACTTATGTGCATTTCCACCTAAGTACTTATATAGTTTGGAAGCACCTGTGTTAGCTAAGATAAAGAATGATATAGTAGGGTTTATGAATAAAACTGATTTACCTCTACAAAGATTTATAATGATAGACGGTAAAGAATATGGATTTGAGCCTAATCTGTCAAATATATCTTATGGAGCTTATTTGGATATTAGTAAATGGGATACATTTCAGATAGATGATAACTGGGCAAAGATAATGAGCATACTATATAGACCTGTATTACATAAGACATCAGGCCTATATGAGATACAAACATATAGTGGGTATATAAATGAAGATAAGTTTTTAGATGTACCAATGGATATTCACTTCGGTGCATTGTTTTTTTTTGTTCGTTTATTAACGGTCTTACCGAACGCTACCCTGAATTGTTTGAAGGAGATGCCGGAAGTAGCTCCCCACATCAAATCAATTTTAGCAACAAGTGGAAAAACTATTCAGCCCTTATCCAACTCTCCGGAGGAGATATCCGCAATATTGATGAAATCACTGAGCTCCCATTAGAGAAGTGTTTATTGTTTTTAGCATATAATTCTGACCTAAATCAATTACAAAATCTAATTCAAAAAGAGATTATGAATAAGAGATAGATAGAATCCACTACTTTTGTTATATTGTTTGTTAAATAATTAAACCATAAATAAATGCCAACACCAGCATATCTACAACGATTCAGTTCAACTACTGGAGTTTATATAGGCCCGACAAGAGGTAAATCAAGTCCAAAGAATAGCAGAAGAGCCTGTTTATGTTTACAAACTAATACATACAGCCGTAAGTGTTGTAATGGTGCTTTACAGCAACAAGGTATTGGTAATATACAAGAGCCTGCACAATTCTCAACAAGAGGAGCTTTTAGTAATGGATTTAATAATGGTTTTGATATAGGTACACCCGTTTAAAAATTATAGAAACATATGTCTCAATTAAATAAAACACAATTAGAGCAAGATAATCAATCCAGCTTTCCTAATAACAATGCTGGGTTTATTACACCAATTAGATTAAGAGAGTTTAATACTGATATGATTGATTCGTTAGTAGATGAAGGAACATTTAATTCTTTCTCCCAATCACTATCAGGTAGTATTGATGCATTAGAATTATGGAGTGCATCATTAGAAACAAACTTTGTAACACAAGTTGAATTAACAGCAACACAATCAATCTTACAGGGTAATATAGATGGTAAATTATTCACTTCTTCATTTTTAGCGTATTCTGCTTCAACAGCAACTACAATTAATGCAATAGATGCGGTGAATGATACGATATTTGGGCAGTACACAGCATCAACAAATGCATCTATTGCATCAATTAATAGTACTACTGGAAGTTTGAATTCTAAAACGAGTTCTTACGCAACAACTGGAAGTAATAACTTCGTTGGTGGACAATCAATTAGTTCAACATTGCAAGTAAATGATATCGCATCATCTGGTTCTATTAGATTACAAATATCAGCGAGTAGAGTAATAATAAATTCAAACTTATCTGCTTTAGTAGAAGGTACTGGATTAATCGTTAGTGGTGGTGTACTTTCAACTCCTACAATTTCAGAATACGAAACGGGTATTGGTGTAAGAGTGACAGGAGATGGATTAAATATTAATGGAGATTTAACAGTAACTGGTTCTTTAACTGCTTCATTACCACAAGGTTATGCATGGGTTGGTGATGCAAGTGGAAAAAGTTCATTAGTAGCAACATCATCATTTGGTGGTGGAGGGACTGGTGTAGGATTTCCATTTAGTGGCTCAGCACAAATAACTGGTTCTTTAGGTGTGACTGGTTCTGTAGGATTTACTTCTGATTTATCAGTTGGTTCAAATTTAACAATTACTGGAAATATAATTAATCCAAAGATATCAGGTTCATTTTCAATAACAGGTTCTAATCCAACTCAATTATCAGGTTCATTCTCTGGTAGTTTGATTTCAAATATAATAGATACATACACAGATATATTACCTGCAAAATATGTAGTAACAATAGACTCATCATCATATGGTGCTTTGTTATCTGCTAATACTGTAGACCCTAATACATTATACTTCGTATCTGGTTCAGCAAATGGAACAAATGGTACTGCTGGTACTTCTGGTACATCAGGTACTTCAGGAGCAGCAGGTGTTACTGGTGATAAATTCGCATCTCAATCAACATCCTCAATATCAATAGGAGGAATAGGTGATAGCAGAACAATTAATATATCATCATCTTTACAATGGACAGTTGGACAAGAAACAGTAGTAGCTAATAGTGTTACTAATAGAATGGAAGCTGTTGTAAGTGATTATAATACATCAACAGGTGTATTTTCATTTACAATAACAGCACCAACAGGTAGTGGAACATATAGTCAATGGAGTGTAAACGTAATAGGTGCAGCAGGAGCAGCTGGAAGTAATGGTACATCAGGAACCTCAGGAATCAATGGTACGAACGGTGCTAATGGAACTAATGGAGCTAATGGTACTAATGGTACATCTGGAACTTCAGGCACCTCAGGTACTTCAGGAACATCAGGAATCAATGGTTTAAATGGAACTTCTGGTATTAATGGAGCAGATGGAGCAGATGGGACAAGTGGAGTAAATGGTACATCTGGAGTAAATGGTACATCTGGAGTAAATGGTACATCAGGTACTTCTGGTACTTCTGGTGTTAGTGGAATAGATGGTTCATCTGGAACATCAGGTACAAGTGGCACCTCTGGTGTTAATGGTTCATCAGGAGTAAATGGAACATCGGGTATTAATGGTACTTCTGGTACATCAGGAACTTCTGGTACATCAGGAACTTCTGGTGTTAGTGGGTTAGATGGTTCAAGTGGTACAAGTGGAATAAATGGTACAAGTGGAATCAATGGAGTAGCTGGTAGCAGTGGAACTTCAGGAATCAATGGAGTAGCTGGTAGCAGTGGAACAAGCGGCACATCCGGTACAAGTGGTGTGAGTGGCAGTTCAGGTACTAGTGGAACTTCTGGAACAAGTGGAGTAAACGGTAGTAGTGGCACTTCTGGTACCTCTGGCACATCAGGTACTTCTGGATTATTATCTTTGACAGGTACAACTGATAATGGTGTTATTACTTTAAATGGGAGTGCACCAAACGCAACTGTTGAAACAAATTTAACTTTTGATGGTAATTCATTAAGAGTAACAGGTTCTACTTTTATAAGTGGTAATTTACAAATGGTTGATAATTCAGATTTAATTACTCACCATATTAAAGCACAGGGTAGTAACGGATTAGAATTACAAAATACTTCTGGTAATATTATATTATCAATGGGACAAGGTGGTGGAACTCAAGCTGCTTTTTCTGGTAACGTAATTATAACTGGAAGTATATCAGCTAGTGGAGCATTTACTTCATCTTTAAGACAAGGATATGTTTTAGTAGGTGATGCAAATAATAGAACATCATTAGTAGCAACATCATCATTTGGTGGAGGTAGTGGAGTAGGATTTCCTTTCACAGGCTCTGCACAAATAACAGGCTCTTTAGGAGTAACTGGTTCAGCTGATTTCACTGGTGGTGATTTCAAAGTTACTGACCAAAATAGAAATGGTGAATTTGATGTAGATTACTTTAAGGTAAAGACACAAAAAGGTTCACAATTTACTGGAAGCTTAAGTGTATCTGGTTCAATAAAGATTACAACAGGCTCATTTAGTGGCTCGGTTGTTGATAATATTGGTGACATCTATACTGGTGTTGAACCAATTGAACATATCGTAACTCTAACTGAAGCTCAATATAACGCATTAACTACACCTGATGAAAATACACTTTATGTTATTTCAGGTTCTGCAGTTGATTCCGCATTCCCATTCACTGGTAGTGCACAAATTACTGGTTCATTAGGTGTGACTGGTTCTATCAATCAAAGTATTGGTGGATTCAGCGGTTCAGTAATTAGTAATATATACGATACATACACAAATGTACCTCCAGTAACAAATGTAATTACTCTAACTTCAGCTTCATACGCAACTTTAGTAGCAACTGCGACAACTGACGCTAACACAATGTATATTATTAGTGGTAGCAATTTAGCAGCCGGTACATCGGGTACTTCAGGCACATCAGGGGTTAATGGTTCAAGTGGGACATCGGGTACTTCTGGAACATCAGGTACTTCTGGTACTTCTGGTGTTAGTGGAGGAACGGGTTCTTCTGGTACATCAGGTACATCTGGAGTAAGTGGAGCAGGATTTCCATTCACTGGTTCTGCAATTATATCTGGCTCATTAATTGTGACTGGTAGTGTTTCAGTAACAGGCTCTAATTATTTATTAAGTGGAAGCAATTCTGGAAGTTGGATAGATAATTTAACTGATACTTTTACTAACGTGGCAGTAGCACAACACATAGTAACTTTAACAGCTGCATCATACGCGGCATTAGGTACTAAAGACCCTAATACGTTATATGTTGTTAGTGGCAGTAGTGCATCTGGAACATCAGGAACAAGCGGTACATCTGGAATTTCTGGAACATCTGGTACTTCTGGTACTTCTGGAACATCAGGTACATCTGGTACTTCGGGATTAACTACTTCAGCATTCCCATTCACTGGTTCTGCAATTATATCTGGTTCAATAATAATAACTGGTTCAGCACAAGGTAATATAGTAGCAGTAACGGTAGCAAGTAACACAGCATCCATTGATATGAATGCTGGTAACTTCTTTACTGTAACCCTAGCAAATAGTGCAACAACACACTTTAATGTAACTAACTTAAACCCTGGTGAGAACGCAAATATCTTTGTAACAACTGGTACTATATCATCTGCATCATTCAGTACGAATATTAAGCAACCTTCTGGTTCAGCTTACTTACCTTCGTCTGGAAGTAATATAACTGATGTATTATCATTAGTAGCATTGAATAGTACAAACGCTTACATTGTAAACGCAAAAAGATTTATTTAATATGAGTTTATTTACAGCAACATCTTTTTATAATATTCAACCAATAGCAATTGCTGCAGCATCATCATCTATACAGGTTAGAACGGATGCTTACTCTGCTTCATTGGTGATAGCACAGCCATTCTCTAACTTTAGTGAATTAGGAATGAGTGCATATACTCAATCATTAGATGGTTTAATTAGAACTGGTAATCAATCTAACTCATATAAAGTTAGAGCAACTGGTTCGGCAGCATATCTTTATCCATCTGCATCTACTGTTACATTTAGTGGAAGTTTATGGAGTACTGAAGGATATACATCTTCTATGGCTATTCAGAACGTTCAGAATTCTGGTGTAATTACAAATACAATTGGTGCTAGTGACTTTGTAATTGAATTCTATAATAATGTACAAGCTGTATCATGGCCAAATCCGCCATTCCACGGACATATATTTGGTACAACTTCTGGAGATAATGTTACAATACAATATTCAAACACTCCACAATTCCGTTTATATATTAATGGTGTTAATACTTGGTCTACAACTCCAAATTATAATTTAGGTTTTAGTAATGTAAACTGGAAGCATGTTGCTATGGTTAAGAGTGGTACAAGCGTTTATGTATATGTAAATGGAACTCGTATTGGTGTTGGTACTAGAGCAGCTACTGCACTCGCGTCACCTAGTGGATATTGGTGGCTGATAGGTGCTGATAATAATAATGATGGTTTATTCCGTTTAATACAAGATTATAGAGTTTATATTGGAACAGATAAAGGATATACAGGAGCAACTATAACTGTGCCATCATCAAT